AAGATTTGGTAGGGATGTAGATAATCCTAAATGGATTAGTGCCAATGGCTTTAGTACTAGTAAAGATAATTTAGTGTACCTAGAGGGTATTGCACGTAGCAGAGGTAATGCTAGGGCAGAAAAGTTTTTATCAAGTGTCCGTAGGTTGTCAGCAGTAGAAACTTACCTCTCTAGTTTTGTAGAGGGTATTGCAACACACGTCAAGTCTGATGGTAAACTTCATGTAAGATTGTTGCAACATCGCACTGGTACTGGAAGACTGTCAGGTGCTGATCCTAATATGCAAAATATGCCACGTGGCGGTACTTTTCCCGTCAAACGTGTATTCAAGTCACGATGGGATGGTGGGTCAGTGATGGAAGCTGACTTTGCCCAGCTTGAGTTTCGTGTGGCTGCGTTCTTATCACAGGATAAGACTGCTCTCAATGAAGTGGCTACAGGCTTTGACGTGCACAGTTATACAGCCAAGGTTATTACAGATGCTGGTCAATCTATCAGCAGACAGGAAGCCAAGGCACATACATTTGCCCCTTTGTATGGGGCAAGTGGCTTTGGTAGAACCAAGGCAGAGGCTGCTTACTATCAGCAGTTTACAACCAAGTACAGTGGCATTGCCAAGTGGCATGAGGCACTAGCAAGAGAGGCATTGACTACAGGCAAGATTACTACTCCATCTGGACGTGAGTTTGCATTCCCTGACGTAGAACGTAGACGTTATGGAGGTGTGACATTTTTCACACAGATAAAAAATTATCCTGTACAATCGTTTGCAACTGCTGACATTGTACCTATATCTCTGATATACATTGATAAGATGCTAGAGATAAATAAATTAAATAGTTGCATTGTCAACACAGTACACGATAGTATTGTGATTGATGTGCACCCCAACGAGAAGGAGAAAGTATTAAGGATCATTAGCCGTACTAATGAAGTGCTTACGTCACTGGTAAACAAACGTTGGAATCTGGACTTAAATGTGCCTCTTTTATTAGAAGCAAAAATAGGTCCGAATTGGCTTGACACAAAGGACGTAGCCTGATATAACTATACATCTGTAACAAAAGAAAAGGAGATACATATATGACAATGGTAGAAACATTTAATACATCAGATTACAACTCAATGGCTGCTACACTTGGGATGGCAGCAGATAATAAACCGTCCCGTGATAGTTCCACACTTGCACGATTACGTATTAATCACTCACCTATCATGGGTGAGCAAGAGGTAAATGGTAAAAAGGTAAAGCTAGAGGTTGTAGCTGGTGGCACGTATAAGTTGGAGATTCCTGATGGGCCAACTTACTACGCAGAATCTGCCACTATACGTCCATACATGCAAAGGTTTATGTATAAACGATTTATCATGGGTAGTGATTCAGCACCTAATCGTTATGTTAAAACAATTATGGCTGACAACCTAAACATTGATCTAAAAGACAATGATGGTGGTTTCAACTGTGGTAAACCTGCAGGATGGATAGAGGACTTCAAGGCTTTGCCTCAAAAAACACAAGACTTGATCCGACAGATTAAACGTGTTCGTGTAATGTTTGGCACAGTAACACTTGTTAATCCTGTAGACTTGAATGGCAACCCTGTCAATCAAAATTTAGACAATACCCCATTTATATGGGAGATTGAAAACCGTGATGCTTTTAAGATGGCTGGCGGTATCTTTGCTAAGTTAGGCAAGATGCGTAGGCTACCACCGATGCACACAATCAAGTCAGCCACACAAGAACGCAGTTTACCTAATGGTAACAGCTTCTTCTTACCTGATTTGGAGTTGGATATCACTAACTCGTTAGACTTAGATGCAGATGCACAAGAAACATTAACAAACTTCTTGGCTTGGATTGCAAACTACAACGAATATATATCCAATGCATGGGATGAAAACGTTAGCAAACACGAAGACATCCCATTTGATGACGTGAATGATATCATTGACGCAGACATGGAAGAGTTTGCATGATTAATCATCCAGCCGAACTAAAGATACATCAGTATCTGGAGAATGCAGCCAATGGTAAGTCAGAGATGTCTGATGAAACCATTGACCGTGTTGCTTCTGATGTTGCTGATGCATTAAAAAGACAGTTTGGCTCTGGCAACAAACGTGATGCCTTTAAACTAAGGATGTCCAACATTGGACGTCCTACTTGCCAACTTTGGTTTGATAAAAATAAACCAGAAACAGCATTGCCTAAACCAACTACGTTTGTATTGAATATGATGATTGGAGACATAGTTGAGGCAGTCTTTAAAGGTGTTCTTAAAGAGGCTAATGTAGACTTTAAGGATACAAATAGAGTTACCCTTGCAGTGGGAGACATTGATGATACTTATGTCTCTGGCTCTTATGATCTTATTGTAGATGGGGCAGTAGACGATATTAAATCTGCGTCTGATTACAGTTACAAATACAAGTTTGATTCTTACGAGTCATTAGAAAATAGTGATCCGTTTGGTTATATAAGTCAGCTTGCAGGTTATGCACGTGCTGCAGGTAAAAAACTTGGTGGCTGGTGGGTAATTAACAAGGCCAGTGGACAATTTAAATATGTCAAGGCAAAAACAGATGTGCCTAGACAAATAAATAAAATAAGAGATACGGTTGAATCATTAATTAAAAATGATTTCAGTCGGTGTTTTTCCCCTATACCTGAAACGTTCAGGGGGAAAACAACGGGCAACTATATACTTGACGATGGTTGTAAATTTTGCGACTATAGGTTTGAATGTTGGCCTAGTCTTAGAGAGATACCCTCAAAGGTATCTAAGGCTAAAGTACCACCTATTGTTCAATACGTAGAAAAGGAGTAGTAATGATTGGAACAGATGAGATCAAGGAAATGCAAGATATTATTGCATCAATGGAGAAAGAGCTTGCCGAAAAGAAACGGGTATTACGAGAGGCAAAGTACGCAGGATTACGTACAGCTATGCAAGCTCGTAAAGAAGCAGATGAAGCTGTTAAACAAGAGTTAAAAGATTTAGGTTTAACACCTACAACTTTTGGAATGCCGTTTGATTTAAGCTGGAAGTTCTAGTGAACCACAAACAGTTTAAAGCTGCAATGAAGCATGGGTATAGGAGTGGTCTTGAGATAAAAGTCAAAGACTTTTTAAGAGAACATAAGATACCTATCAAGTACGAATGCTTAAAGATTGAGTGGGAAGACTTGATGTATCGTACCTATACTCCAGACTTCATTTTACCTAACGGTATTATTGTTGAGGTCAAGGGTAGATTTACTGCGACTGATAGGCGTAAACATGTTTGTATCAAGAAACAACATCCTAAGTTGGATATACGTTTCGTGTTTGAGAGTAGTAGACGCAAGCTAAGTAAAGGTGCTAAAACTACGTATGCCTTATGGTGTGAACGTAACAAGTTTGCATACTGTGATCGTGTAATACCTATGGAGTGGCTAAAAGAAAAAGGTAAGAATATGCATCCAGAGTTTATTCAGTTTCCTTTAAAAAAAGTAAAGAGAGGTTAGCATGGGTACAGTATTTCAACAGTTTGATGACAACGATATATTAATACGTCTGTCTCCCTTCTTAGATGAAAAAGATGGGTGGACAGGTGAGGTATTGGTAGGCATAGCAACATCAGAGGATAACTATCTTAGTGAAAATGATTACTTTCATATTATGCAGTTAGGATCTATGTTATGTGCAGCCGTTCCTTTAATGGAAGAAAGTGAGACATTTAGAAAAATGCTTTACGAGTATACACAAAATGTGTTAGAAGAGGAGAAGAAAGAAAAAAAGAAAAAAGTAGTAGAAAAACACGACAATATAATCAAGGTAAACTTTTGAGAGGAACACGAATGTTTGACAATGTAAACAATCCAAAACATTATAACCAAGCAGGTATTGAATGCATTGATGCCATTCGTGCCGCCACTGGTGAAGGTTTTGAATACTATCTACAGGGCAATATATTAAAGTATTTGTGGAGATATCGGTACAAGAATGGGGTAGAGGATCTCAATAAAGCACAATGGTATCTCAAGCTATTGATTGAGGAAAAAAATGCGAGTAAAAATATTTCTGACAATAGAACTGGATGAAGAGGATTACCCCATACCTGTAGATGGTATGGTAGAAGAGGATGTGGATGAAACTATACGTAATCTCATTCACGATGTAGACGGTGTTACCGTTAAGTCTGTAAAAGTAATAGTGGAGTAAATAATGATATTAGAAAAACCGACAGAAACCTATGGCCCAACACTTAATATCTCTGAGGAGATACATTCCATGAAATATCGTGGAAAGAACGAGTCATTTAAAGAGGCTATGAAACGTGTAGCTGAAGCATTAAAAGATGATGAGTCACACTTTTTAAACTTTAAATCTATACTGTACAATCAAAGATTCCTACCTGCTGGACGTGTGCAATCTGCAATGGGTGCACCAAGACGTGTAACACCTTATAATTGTTTCGTGTCCACTACCATACAGGATAGTATGCAAGGCATCATGGAAGCCGCCACAAGAGCCGCAGAGACTATGAGGCTTGGTGGTGGTATTGGATATGACTTTTCTACGTTACGTCCACGAGGGGCTATGATACGCAGCCTAGAGAGCAAGTCCTCTGGCCCTATATCTTTTATGAATGTGTTCGATGCAGTGTGTGGCACAATCTCAAGTGCAGGGCATAGACGTGGAGCACAAATGGGTGTGCTACGTGTAGACCATCCCGATATTGAAGAGTTTGTACGTGCAAAGAACAACAGTACTGACCTAACTAACTTCAATGTGTCGGTGGGTATTACAGATAAGTTTATGGAAGCAGTAAAATCGGACAGTGACTTTGACCTAGTATTTGAAGGCACAATCTACAACACTATCAGTGCTCGTGCATTATGGGATGATATCTTACGCAGCACTTGGGATTGGGCAGAACCTGGGATACTATTTATTGACAGAATAAATAAAAAGAATAACTTACGTTACTGTGAAACAATCGCAGCAACCAACCCATGTGGTGAGCAACCATTGCCACCTAATGGTGCATGTTTACTTGGATCTTTTAACCTAGTTAAATATATAGTTAAAATAAATGACAAGTACGTGTTCAATATTAATCAACTACGCAATGACATACCTTACGTTGTACGTGCTATGGATAACGTAGTGGATCGTGCAGTTTATCCACTAAGCCAACAAGAACAAGAGGCTAAGTCAAAACGCCGCATGGGTTTAGGCGTAACAGGTGTTGCTAATGCAATAGAGGCACTTGGTTTTGAGTATGGATCATCTGCATTCATCACACAATTAGAAATAATAATGGAGGTAATACGTGATACAGCATATAAAAGTTCTATTTCTTTGGCCTTGGAAAAAGGTCCGTTCCCTTTGTTCGATCAGAGGTACTTGGATTCCGATTTTGCGAAGACTTTACCAGACGACATTAGGCAGGATATTTCTAATTATGGCATTCGTAACAGCCATTTATTATCTGTGGCCCCCACAGGAACAATCAGTCTCTCAGCAGATAATGTCTCCAGTGGGATCGAACCTGTCTTCTCCTACTATTACGACAGAACCATTATCACCTTCGATGGACCCCAGACAGAACGAGTAGAGGACTACGGCTATAGGGTGTTTGGTGTCAAGGGCAGGACTGCAGACGATTTGTCGGTGTTTGATCACGTAAAAGTGCTCAATGCAGCCAGCAAATATGTTGATAGTGCCTGTTCCAAAACATGTAATGTTGGTGATGATGTATCATGGGAAGATTTTAAGGATGTGTACATGCAAGCATATGAAGGTGGTGCATCTGGATGTACAACTTTTCGTGCATCAGGAAAACGGTATGGCATTCTTAATGCATCCTCTGTAGAAAATGTTGCAGAGGAAGAAATTATAGAAGATACAAAAGATTTTGTTGACGAGGGAACAGCTTGCTATTATGATATGGAAACTGGTCTTCGTAAATGTGAATGAAAGGAGTGACTAAATGACAACAGTAAATATAAATGATGTAGATTATGATACAGAGGATTTTAATGAGGATCAAATGGCCTTGTACAATGAGATCATGTATGCTACAAGTATAGTCAATAATCTTACCTATCAAATGCAGTGTGTAAAAACAATGCAAGCTAGTGTAGCAAATAAACTAACTAAATCTTTACAAGATAAAGGAGATGATAATGCCAGTACGGAAGAAGTTTAGAAGAGATTGGTACAACAGGTATGACTCACCTGCCAAACAAACCCTCGTGCAATATCTAGAAAGTATTGGACACGAGATAACCGAAACTAAAGAAAATTACACTGTGGATATTGTTTCAACAAAAGAAGACCACACGTATTTTAACGAGGCAGAGGTCAAGGTTTCTTGGACAGGTGATTGGCCTACCGAGTGGAAGGAGATACGTATACCAGAACGTAAGACCCGACTACTTGACAGGTACAAAGATGCCAATGGTGTACTAAACTTCTACGTCTTTCGTAGAGACTTAAAGCAGGTATGGCGTATCAAAGATACCAGCCTGACAAAAGAACGGTTACGTGAAGCAAAAGGTAGAAACATCACAAAGGGTGAGCACTTTTATCACATCCCTTACAATGAAGCAACATTAATTAATATAGGAGAAGCAGCATGAACCCTAAGAAACTATCCCGTAAGCAACGCAATCTTGGCAAACATGATGCGCCATTAAAATGGCAGTTTGACCAAGGCTTCAATGCCTTTAAACGTGGGAAGATTGTCAACCCATTCTCAGATGATACTATGCAGTCTAGAGAGTGGGAGAGAGGCTTCAATAAAGCCTACTTTGAACAACTAAAACGGGTTAAAAAATATGAGCTTGGAAGAAGAGGCAAAGCAGTTTCTCAAGAAACGGAACACAGAGTCTGATCCAGACAGGCTACGTGACGAGTTAATAAAAATGCTGGAATGGTTCATAGAACAACTCAAGAAAAAAGGGGCTTAGTTGCCCCTTAATTTTTTGGTACAAAATCTATGTCCTGTAAAAGGCTACTAAATGCTATTAAGGAAGTTAGATCTTCTAAACTTGTTATATCAGGCAGTCTTTTATTTACATCTTTAAATAAAACTATACCGTAGGCTCTTTCATCTTTTGATAATCTTCTTAATTGATCCGCAAGTATGGCACGTTGATCAGCAAGACCAGCTTCAGGATCATTATAAGCTGCACGTAAATCTTCTGCAGCCTCTTTAATAAAAACACGTGCAGCCCTGTGTTGATCTCTTTTACGAGTATGTCTAGACTCTGCAAAATCTTTAGCTAATGTTACCATCATTGGAAAAACATTTTCTAAAAATTGATTTTCTGCCAACTTTAGTTCTGGTATTCTAGATTTACTACCATGCACATATGTTGCATCGTCGTAGCCTATTTTAGTTAAATAATCTCTAACATCTGAGTCACGATCTTTTATAGTTATACCTGCAAATAGCCTTGTTGCTGCATCAGGACGATCAACCTGCCCTTCATCTATTGTAACACGATTTGGTAACTCTTCTTCAAATGATGGTGCAGCTAAACCTCTTCTAGCCATTTGCTCATAAAATGTATTTTCAAAGGTGCTTTCTGATACCTCTACACTGCCAGTAAAATCTTTTGCCTCTTTAGTCCTAATGTCTAATGCTCTTTGTGCCTCTGGTATTTGAAATATGGGAGTAAGAAATGTATTGACATATTGTCCAACTAAACGGCCTATTCTTTTAGAACGAACTTCTTCGTCTATTTCATCATCTGTTCCTTTTATAATCTCAGTTATTTCATCAACAAATACATTTCCAGTTCCTGTTCTAACTACAGTTCCAAGAAATGTTTCAGTTATTTCATCCATCCCCATGCCAAACCAAGTATCTAATGTTCCTTCTTGTTGCCTTCTTGCAAAATCAGCTATCCAAGATGCTTGTCTTAAAGGATACTGAGCAGTAATATCTGCTTGCTTATCTTCGTATGCCATCATAGTATAGTTTTCTGTGGCATGTTCACTTGTTCTATAATCATACATTCCTTTTAAAGCAGCTAATCCTACAAGATTACGTGTAATGTCTTGCCTATCTCTAGCCGTTAAACCAGCTTCACGAGATTCTTTAAACAGTGCTTTTCTAATTGCTACTTGTGGTATACCACCTACGTTTTGTGCTATGTATTCCATTGATCTAAACATAAATCTAGGAAAGGGTACTATAACAGTTAAACCTGATTTAGTTATAAAATTAGATAGAACTTTAAATGGGGCAAAATCAGGTGGCAAAGCATACGTAACGTCCAGTGCTTTATTTGTAGATGCTTCAACTAAACTTAAAAAAGAATCTCCATCTTCAGGACGCAATGAGGGAGCATCATTTAACAAGTCTTGTATCTTACCCTCTTTTAAAGATTGTTGTAAATCTACATCCCACTTAACTTTTAATTGTCGTTCTAGTTCTGCCAAGAATGTTGCTCGTCTAACAACATGTTCTTGCCAACGGTTAGGGCTATTTACTGCCCATGCTAAGTCCTCACCACGTGACATTACTTGGTCTAATGCATAACCTGCTTTCGATGTAGACTGACCTCTACCTGTTGCCTTTTGTATTTCACCAATGCTATTAAACATTTTATCAAATTGTTCGGAAAGCTCTGGTCTATCTAAAATATAATCAGTAAATTCCTCTGCACGATTTTGCTCTAAAAACATGTAACGTAAATTATTAAATGATCCTGACCACGTTCCATCCCTAACTAAAGGATTAACTGAATTATGAAAATCTATTAAAGCTGCACCTCTAGACTTACCTGTGTGTCTAGCATTTCCATATGTAAGTATGGCAGTATCCATTATATCTGACAAAGACTCCATAGGAGAACGTATTAGTGCAGACTGAAAGTTACGTACAGCAGTGGCTAACGAGGATACCATTAACCCTCTACGTATATTTTCTCCACGTAGAACAGTGCCTGTCCACATTTTACCAAGTGCATTTTGTGTAGCTATCTTAGCTTCTATTTCCTGTAGTTCTTTGACAGACTTTGGCTTGATGCGATTAATTTGTGATAAACGATTTAATAACTTACCTGCTTTTGATCCTGATCCTACAATACCAAGCACGTATTCTTCAAAACTTAACCCATTCTTTGTTAAAACTTCTAGTAATTCTGGAGATGTAAGTAATTCTTTATCAAGTGTGAGATCAAATAACTTATCTATTAATCTTTCACCTTTCATATCTTTAAAAGGTTTGCCTTTTTTAACTTTTAATTTATCTGCAAACTTAGGATCACTTTTTAAGTCTACTATTGTGGAAACAAATATATCCATCTTATCTGGATCAAGTATGGGCAGTGCAAGTGCATCATCATTTATTGCATAGTCTGTTAAATTTACAGTCTTACCATCATTACCTACGTAGCCCATGTCACTGTAATAATCACTAATTTTTTTAGTACCTGCCTCTCTAATTAAATCTGGATCAGGAACAAGATTGCCATCTTTTAACTCTTTAGATATTTTTACATCTAATTCTTCTTCCATTTCTTTTATTAATTGTGTACGTAATTCTTTATTATCAGAGGCAACACTCTTTGCTGCTGCTACCTTTTCATCATACAATTTAGTTTCGTTAGCAATAGCTTTAGCTACATCATCATAAGCAGTCCTGCCACCTGATAATACTTTCCATGTAGCATTTATTGGCTTTATAATTAGTTTTGCTATCGGAATAGTAGCTGCAGTTTCTAATATACCAATACCAGTATTAAGTGCAGCCTGACCATATTCATCATCACGAACATTTTCTTGAACATCTGCAAAAATATGTGGTATTTCTACTGCAGCAGTAACAGGATTTAAAAACTCATCAGCCAAAACTATTTTATTTAGTTGTGGTATTGTTAAAAACCCTGCCTCTACTGCATTTAACAACCTTTCAGTCAAACCACTGGTAATAAAATTTCTATGATTTAAACGTTCTTTAGCTGCTTCATAATTACGTTCTGCAATATCCATTTGTTGTTTTAACAATGCATCTAAAGTAGTTTCTGCCGTTCCAATATCCATATCTGTTTGAGCTATTGCAGCCCTTTGAAGTGGAGTCATTTCTCCTAGAGGACCAGATGCTTGTACACGTAACCGCATCATTTCTGTTTGAGTATTAATAGCATCTTCTTTTAACCTTTTATGCATAAGTTTTGTAGATTCAAATATATCACCAGACTTAATACTAGTTTTATATTCTTCATATGCATCATCTAGTATTTGTTGGGGTGTTCTTTGTGGCTCTGTGTCTTCTAGAGCATCTTTTGTTTCCCCTGTCACAGCTTTTGTTTCTTCATCTATTTCTTTTATTTGCTCTTCTATTAAACGACTTTTTTCCAATACTTCATCTGAAGGCATTATGAGTTTAAGTTCGTAGTTTGTTAAATCTCTATTAAGGTCTGGTCTAAGAGAATTTTCAATAACTAAATTATCTAATTCTGTTTCTTCTTCTTCAGTCATACGATTATAGCTACTACCATATTCGTATTTTTTTGTATTATACTCTTTCCTTATTTCATCGAAGCTACGAATTTCTGACCTGCCTACAAAATCTGGACTCTTATCTATTTCCTCAGATGACACAACTTCTTTAGGGCTTTCATCTTTATAATCAGGATCAATCTCATCCATAGATAGCATAGGTAAACCACTGTCTGTTTTTTGCCCACCTGAAGTATAAAGAGGATTTATTTTAGATCCTCTATCTTGATTATAAAGACTGCTTATGCCTGATTTACTTTGTGTTGCACCATATAAAGGGTTTATTTCTGTCATAATAACTACTTCACCTTGGGTGGTGTGTAAACACCTGCATCAAAAAATGTATCAAATATCCCAAGAGGAGTTTCTGCACGAGGTATACCTGTATATACTTTTATTCTAAATTCAACCTGTCCAGTTTCTTGATTTTTTTGTTTTACAATAATAACATCCCCCTCTTTAAAACCCCCCACATCCTGTGTTTTTAAAGCTGCTGCAAAACTGTTAATAACATAATCTCCTGCATCATTAACTTCTGTTTTATTATAACCAAATTTCATAGTTTCTTTATCTGCTTTTTTATTAGCAACTGCTTTAGCATGATTTTCTAATGTTCTTTCTGCTTTATTTTTTATGCCAATAGCACGAGCCATCAATATTTCATCAGAAAAATTATCAGTTGGCTTTGCAGCTATTGCTATTTCACCTGCAGCCTCTAATGAAGCTATAGCTTGAGGACCAGCCTGACCTCTAATTGCCTGTATAATACCTGTTTCTATATCATATTTAAATCCTGCTTCTGTTGCAGCATTTGACCTTGCATTTTTAATTACTTCCTCACGAGAGTTAAGGCTAAAGAGCTTATCTGCTTCTTTACTAGGATCATTCTCCATTTGTGTTTTCCAATAAGCCACATTTTCATCTGCTATTTTATACTCTTCACTGTCCTCACCAAATTTACGTTTAGCACTTAATCTTTCATTTAACGATGTTGCATACCCTGCTTTAATACTTCCTATTTCAAAATCTTCTTCTTCTTCTTTTTTCTCCGCAAGTGTACTTAAATTTAACCTAAAGGGATTTTTTGGATCTATTTCAGTACGACTTTGAAATGTTTCACTAACTATACCGTTTATATTACTTTCATTTCTAGGATCATTATGATCATCATTTATTAAATTACTATCTAATATTGAGCTAGCAGAAAATCCATTTTTATTAGCAGTGTTTGCAAAATTTGCATACTGTGTTACTGCAGCAGATCCACCTTTCATAATCCACTGTGCTTGTGCATCAGTATAACCAAGTGTTTTTAGGAAAGCTGCATTTTCTTTATCTTCTTTTCTTGTTTTACGTCTTTCTGCTGCGTCAGCCAAACGCATTCTAGTTGCCTCTTCTTCTGCAAGCATATCAAATTTAAATTGACGTTCCTCTGCCTCATCAATATCTCTGACAATTTGTTTTCCCATTCCACTTAGAAATGCTCCAAAATTAAACGCCATCTGTAGTTCTCCTAGACATTAAACCAGCTTTTGGTTTTTCTGGCTCTGGTTCCTTAACCTCTGGTTCTGGTTCTGGTTCTTTGCTCTTTTTACTTTCCTCTTTACGCACCCTCTCCATTGCAAGTGCAACCCTTTGCTGCGTAGGTTTATCTTTATCTGTTGTTACATTAGAACCCATAGTGTACTCTACATCTGCTTCCTCTGCTAGGTATGCCATAGTTTCCATTAATACAGGTATAATTAATATGCCTACATCTAAAGAATGTTTACCCCCCATAACACCTGCAGTTTGCATAGAATTTGCAATAGTTGTTAAAGGTATACCTGTCTCCATTACATCAAATAAATTACCTATAAAATCTTCACTAAGTAATCTGGGTATATAAAACTCTAATGCCTCTTCTACAGTATCGTATTGTGGTGGATTTTGCCAAGGCACATTGCCTAACTCAGCAGTTAAACCTTGACCTGCAATAGGAGCATCTAACATAGGTTGTGGTTTAGTTACCATTTCTTAATTCCATTCTAGCTTTCCGTAATTCTGCAACGTATTTTGCAACCCGTTGTCTTGGGTTAAGCTCTTTTTTAGTTTCTGGTTTTTGCATATTACGAGATAATAATCCCATACTTTTACCAGTATCCTCAGTTTTTTCCTCTACTTTAGAAAAATCTAAATTACTATATGTCTGATATCCTACATTAAACATTATTTCTTCCTATATAAAACTACCCAAAATACTACTACCAATACTTGTTTTTAAATCAGAAGTAAGTAATGCTCCAATAAGAGCACCGAATCCTTCACTTACAGCAAAGTCTTCTTTTAGTTTTGCTAAATCAACTGTTGTGTCAGCATTTAATTGTGCTAGTGCTAATTCTTGATATCTTCCTCTATCATTTTCTGCAGATGTCCATGCCCAATTCATATTATCCGAATAAAATTGCCACAAGTTATTATATGCCGTAGTAGAATATCCAAGCAAAGATGCAGCATTTATTTCATTTGCTCTATTTATTGCTTGATTATCTGCAGTTGCAATTTGCCTACGCCACTGAGCATTTGCCTGATCAATCACAAGTCTATTCTGTGCATTAAATTGTTGACGTTGATTGTTTATCTCTGTATTAAATCTTTCAATAACATTAGTTTGCCCTGCATTAAACTGTGCCTGTGCATTTGCTTGTGATGTATTAAACTGTGCAGTATTGTTTGCTAAACTTGCAAAGAACTGATCTGTTTGATTTTGTGATGTAGCATTAAACTGTGCAGCAGCATTGATTGCAGCTTGATCAGTAAACAATGCTTGCGTTCTCTGTTGTGCTCTAAACAATTCGGTTTGTTGTTGATTTGATAAATTAGCCATATCAATTTGTAAAAAGTTTTGTGCATTTTGTACTGCAGCTTGTTGTCTATTAGACAGATTAGCCATGTCTAAATTTGCAAGTGCAGCAGCTTCTGCCATAACCATAGCTTGATTGTTATTTAAATTAGCTAAGTTCATACTGTTAGCAATACGAGAGTTTTCTAATGCTATCTGTTGCTCTGCAGTAAAGTTCATGTTAGCTACATCACTAACTTTAGCTGCATTAGCTACACGTGCCTGAAATGCTTGGTCAAACTCTTGACCTATAAATTGTGCTCTTTGTTGTGCTGCAAGCATAGCACGTTGTTGACGATTTGACAAGTTTTGTTGTTCAAAAGTTGCTTGTGTAGATGCATCAGCTTGAGCAATAGGTAACGCAGATTCCATAGCTGCCTGTACAAGTGCCTGTCCTGCTATACTACTAGCACCTAATCCTCTTGCAGCCATTTGTGCACTTACTGCTCTCATTGCACCAGCAGCCCATGCAGGGGTAGCACCACCTTCAAATTGATCCATAAGACCTTCTAGCTGCCCTTGCACAGTAGCTTTTTTACTTGGGGTAGCTTCTGCAGCCTGTACTTGTTCTGTAAACTTAGCAGCTTTCTCTGCGTCTGCAGCCCCTGTTACAAGCTCACCACTTTGTATCTCACGGGTAACAGGATTATCAATTAATGTAGCCGTGCCTTGTGCAGCTTGTAATCCTGTTATACTTGACTCTGCTTGTTGTTCTGCAGTAATAGTTTCAGGGGCATCAGCCTGTGCTGCTTGTGTGCCTGTTGCAACTTTATCTACATCTGCTGCTGCAGTTTGTGCAGTCATAACTGTAGTAGGTGTAGCCACAGGCATACCTGCTTGTGTCGTAGTTGCAAGTGCAGTTGGTAATGCAGCAGAACCTGATACTTGTCCAGAGGCAGGATCAATAAACTGCCCTGCTTCTATACCAATTCCAATAGGAGTAACAATAGCACCAGACGGTAATCCTGGTGTTATAGCTTGAGTTTTCATTACATCAGTAAGAGTAGAACCCTCTGTAAATGTTTGTGATGGTATATACTGTTGGTCTAAAACACGAGGAGTTCCCCCTACTTGAAACTTTTGAGCCATACCACCTTGAGCCATTTGCATAGCCTTTTGATTGTACATATCCATCTTTTGTTTTTTATCAGGATTATTATTAAGATAATCATTAAATCCAGACATGTCTCCTTGATATCCTAAACTACCTGCAATACGTTGCATTGCCTGTGGTTTAAAACCACCAAAAGATTGTGTCATAGGCATAGTTTGTTGTTGTTGTTGCATGTTTGGAACCATACCCCCTTGCTGCATAAAATAACTACTACCATAATTAGGATTATTAAGTGATATAGTTTGTGGACCCACAGAAGACTGTCCAAGCACACCAGTTGAAAGAGGTGTATATGTAGGCTGTTGTCCTAAAACAAATGTACCTGTAGCAGGATTTACATTGCCCATAAACTGTGGTTGAAATCCTTGCACTTGGGTTGTTGTTGCTTGTTGTGTAGGTATTGGATTAATATTTACAGGAGTAACTTGTGGAGTTGTAGAAGTAATAGGTTGTGCAACAGACGTCTGTGGATTAACAATAGGTTGTTGTGTTTGTAAAGGTGTAGTAGAAGTACCTGTATTTAATACAACAGGCTCTATAACAGGCTCTATAACAGGATCTGGCTCTGGCTCTGGCTCTGGCTCTGGCTCTAATTCTATAACTGGCTCTATAACTGGATCTGGATCTGGTCCAGATATAATAGTACTATCTAACTTCATATTTTTTGTATGAAAATCGTCTAAAGTATTAGCTACCTTTTCATTAGTTTCAAGTCCTTGATTATGTCTTAATGCAGTAATTGTATCTTGTATTGTTATTGAACCGTCATTATTAAAATCATACTGATCTATTTCATCTGCAGGTATTTTATCTAAACCAACGATATCTTTTTGTATTCTTTCTACCATTGCCTTAGAAGAAAGCTCTGGACTATTTTCTATAAAATTACTAAAAGCACTTGTTATCTTATTATTTATTTCTTCTGTCTGCCCAAGATTTTTAAAGCCTCTTAATGCGTTTACAACATCTCCAGTTCCAATGCTACCATCACCATTTATATCATAAATAGATAATTGATCTGTAGGTATTTCTTTTAATCCAACTATATGTTCTTGTAGCTTTTTAACAAAAGCAGATTTAACTTCAGGATCTGCTGAAGGTGGTACTTTTGTTATTGTATCATTTTCTACAATGTATCCCTTTTGTGTTAAAGAATCTGCTACCTCTCTCATATTTTGAGTTATTTTAGTGCCTTCAGGAATATCTAATCCTGCAGTAATATATGCCTGTGCATCAGCACGTTGTGCAGATGGTGTGCCAAGATCAGTTTCTGTTAAATTAGTAAAATTACCTTGTGCTTGAAAATTTTTAAATTGATCTTTTGCCTTTAAATTAGCAAGGAAATTATTAGGAGCAGTTACACTAATAGTATTTCCAGTAGGTAGTGTATATGTATAATTATTTAGTATAGTTCCTATGCCGTATTCGTTTTCCATTATCTAGTTCCTACCCATACAAAACCGAACAAAAGGCCAACGGAAATAATAAAGAGTAAAATACCTGTAACCCATTCGATGATTGTTTGTTTGATTTCCATTTGTCTGTATTCATGTTCTCTCTTTTGCTTTCTAAGTTTTGCTTCTATTTCTAATATCTCTTGCCATTTAGATGGTCCATATACTACAGATATAAAGTCTTTTAACTCTGCTCTCATGGATGCAGCCTTTTGTTTTGCTGCAAAGATCTCCATTGCTTGTGCCTCTACACCACCACCTAGAGCTTTATACCAAGGCGGTTTCTGATTTTGTTTATCTGCAAAGTCTAGATCAGCTATTGCACCAGCCCACTTAGCCATAGTGCCACCCATGTCTTGCAGGTCTTTGCCAACCTGTATGCCTTTTTTCAGTGTGTTAAAGGCAGCAGTAGCACCTGCAATAGCCGTTATGGGATCTATCATCTTCTCTCTATAATTCTATCTAG